ATGGGCGTGGAATCCAAAAGCCGTCGCAGACCCAAGGGTACCGGATCTGTCCAGGAGCTCGCAGGCGGCAAGTGGCGTCTTCGGCTCTTCGTCGGCCTCGATCCGCTCACCCGATCACCGCGGCAGTTGTCAACAACTGTAGAGGCGAAGAACAAGACCGAGGCCCAGAAGCGCCTACGGGACTGGCAGAGAGAGGTTGCCGATCAGCCGGGCCTACTGGGGACCGCCGCCACGGTGCGGGTAGTCGTCGAGGAGTGGCTCCAGCACTCTGCGGCACGAGGCCGGTCCCCGAAGACGATCCACGAGGCTCGGCGGTCGGCCGAGACGGTGATCTTCCCCACGTTGGGTGATGTGAGGGTCGCAGAGCTCACCCCCCGTCACCTTGACGAGTGGTACCGCCAGCTGGTGACGGGCGAGGGCCGGAAGCGCCCCCTGGCCGCTACGAGCGTGCGCAGGCACCACGCCGTGCTGTCAGCGGCGCTGTCCCAGGCGGTGCGCTGGGGCTGGCTCGAGCGAAACCCGGCCGAGCGGGCCCAGCCACCCGACCTGCCCCAGCGTGCCCTGAGGGTCCCCACGGCCGACGAGGTCCGACTCCTGCTGTCGAGGGCCGCGGCCGGGGACGGCAGATGGGGGATGCTCCTCGCCCTGGCGGTTCTCACCGGGGCCAGACGTGGAGAGATCTGTGCCCTGAGGTGGTCCGACATCGACGCCGGAACGATCCGGTTCCGAAAGTCGCTCTATCGTGCCGGCGCGGTCCGTGGTGAGAAAGGGACCAAGGGCGGCAAGCAACGATGGGTGGTGGTCGCTCCCGTCGGGATCGCCCTCCTCGACCAGTGGCGAGAACGCTGCGTGGCGCGAGCTGAAGAGGCGGGAGTCGACCTGGTCGACGATGCCTTCGTGGTCTCGACCTTCCCGGACGGCAGTCGCCCCGTCAATCCCGACAGCCTGTCGTCGGCCGTTCACCGTATGTGCGAGGAGCTCGGGATGCCGGACGTCCACCTTCACTCGCTGCGCCACTTCGCCGCCACAGAGATGATCGGATCCGGAGTCGACCCTCGGAACGCGGCAGAACTCCTAGGCCACGCCGATCCGTCGCTGACCCTGGGTGTCTACGCGCACAGCACACCCGATCGACAACGCCAGGCGGCCGAGGTCCTAGGTCGGATCCTGATGCCGGGATCGGACTGAGCACCCACCATTCGCCATGAATAAGGTAAGGGCCGCCGGGGGGCCGAAGGGAGGGAAGTTCAGCAATGACCAATCCCGACAGCCCCAGTCGTCACCAGCGCATCCTCGCAAGATCGGCGCTGGTCCTGGTAGCAGGCCTCACTATCGCCGCCTGCACCTCCAAGACCACTCCAGCCGTCACGACCACGAGTCAACCTTCATCCCAAGCGACAGCAGCTCCTCCGGCCTCCGCGGCCAGCACCCCCACCACTTCGCCGGCGGCGGCCGACGTGTCGATCACCAGTTGCGCCCCGGACCCGAGCGACTCGACGCTCATCGACGTGACGGGCCAGATCGTGAACCACGACACCCAGACCGACGACTACAGCATCACCGTTACCCTGCTGAGCGGGTCGACCCGGGTGGGCGAGGCGGACGACGTCGAGAACAGCATCACGGCGAACCAGAAGTCGACATGGTCGGCAAGCGGGTCGGCGACGAACGCGACCGGCGCGGTCACCTGCCAGCTCGCCAGCGTCCAGCGCACTCCGTCGAACCCATAGACGCGAAAAAACCCCGGCCTTTCGGGCCGGGGCGATCGGAAACTTCGTTCGGTCTCAGACAGGCACGGTGATCAGGGTAACGGTCGAGGTCTTCAGGCCGGCGGCGGGGATGAAGGTGACCACGAGCAGATAGCTATGGCCCACCTCGAGCGCTGAGCCCTGGACCCTCTGGATTACCGAGTTGCCGGACACCACGGGCGCGTCCGCCAGGGCGATGGCAGTGCTCGGCAGGTCGGTGAGCGTCGACGTCGGCGTGGAGACCGCCTCGCCCGGCTGGAGGACCCCCGTCATGTCGATCTGCCAGTCCCAGATCTCGGTGGTCGCCTGGACGACCATCGGCGGGACCGTGGCCAGCTTGCCGTAGTTGGTCATGCGGGCTGTGCCTCCAGAACGGGGCGGGACTGGGCCAGGACGCCGGATGGTCGATCGAGGGCCGCCAGCTGCCCGTCGCGCTGCGCGGCAGAGACCCTGTCTCGAGGCGAGCCGGCCACAACGGCGGGACGGGACTGGGCCAGGAGAACGAAGGTGGGAACGCTGGCTATCGGGACGAAGACATTCGCCGCGTCGCTCAGGATCAGCGAGTCGGCACCGTGACCCGGCTGTGCACCGGTGCGCGCCGAGTCTCCCAGTATCAGGGTGTCCCTCAACGCTGCCTGTCTGAAGGCGGCCGTGGCGCTGTCGGTGAGAACGAGAGCGTTAGCGCTGCTCGAAGGCTGGCGGGTCACCTTCGCGGTGTCGACGATCGAAATGGCGTCCATCGTGTGTGCCGGTTGCGTGCTGGACCGAACGGTGTCGGCAAGTGTGACGGGATCCGTCGTGTGCCCCGGCTGGGCTGTGAGCCGAGCCGAGTCGGCGAGAGTGAGGGCGTCGACACTGCGGGCTGGCTGGCTCCCAAGTCGAGCGGCGTCGGCGAGCTCCAGCAGATCCATCGCGCGGGCCAGTTGCGCCGCGGTCCGGGCGCTGTCCGTCAGGGTCACTGCATCGGTAGCCTGTGCGGGCTGCAGGGCGACTCTGGCGGTATCCGTAAGGGTTGCGCTGTCCGTGGAATGGGCTGGCTGGGCCGTCGGACGCGCCGAGTCGGCGACAACGACGAAGTCGGTCGCACGGGCACCCTGCACTGTGGGACGGCCTGAGTCGGTTAGTACGAGAGCGTCCGTGGCGTGGGCCGGTTGGGTCGTCAAGCGGGCCGTGTCAGTGAGGACGAGGCTGTCGGTGCTCCGGGCCGGTTGCGATGTCAGCCTGGCAGTGTCGGCCACCAAGAGGCTGTCGGTAGCGTCCGCGGCTTGAGCGGTGGCGCGGGCGCTGTCGGAGATGACCAGGCTGCTCGTGCCGTGCCCCGGCTGGGCTGTGAGCCGAACCGAGTCGGACACGATGAGCGTGTCGGTGCAGCGGGCTGGTTGAGCCGTCAGGCGCGCCGAGTCGGTAAGAACCAGGGCGTCGGTGGCACGGGCGCCCTGCATCTTGACCCGAACCGTGTCGGACACAACCAGGCTGTCGGTGCTGTGAACCGGTTGAGCGGCGGCGCGGGCGCTGTCGGAGATGACCAGGGCATCGGTGACCGGGAAGACGTACGCCTCGTGCAGGTGCGCCGATACATTCGTCGGCGGAGCCGGGACGAACCGCCAGCCGGGCATCTCAGAGTGCTCCAGCTATTGCGAGGCGCTGGTCGGCAAAGCCGGGGACAAAAAGTCCGCTGTGACGCCGTCGGAGGGACTGGCGCTTAAACCAGTTGGGAACGACCAGTGGGACGAAGGACCGTGGTGAAGCAGTTGGAGTGAAGGACGGAGGGGCGGCCTTGAAGCTGGCGATCACCATAGACCCGTTATAGGCACCTGGGGCTCCCCCCGTGATGGTCGAGGTGTCGGAGTCGGCTGAGCTGTTACCCGTGGTGACGCCCCAGCAGAAGTCGTAGATCACGCCGCTCTCGGAGCTGGCGTTCGAGTAGCCGGTTGTGGTGTTGGCCGTGGCTCCGTTGTTCAGGCTGTCAGCCCCAGTGCCTGACGTGGAGAAAGTGTTGTAGAACATCGTGCAAACAGCAACTAGCTCGCCGGCTCCGGCGTCTGCGGCGGCGGCGGCGGCTGTGGAGCTCGTCTGGTTGCTGGTCACGAAGCTCGACTCCCCCACCTGATCGAGGGGGGACGAGGTCACGTTGCCAGCGAATTCCCCCACCTGAGCTATCCATTGGTTGTTTGTGGCCGCAGCGAAGCTGGGGGAGGCATCGCCGCCAGCAGCAATCTTGTAGAACAGCGTCGCGCCATTGTCGTGCTCAGCCAATGACCAGCCCGTGGGTGTTGACGGGTTTATTCCGTTGCTCCCTACCAGCCAGCAGAGAAGCAGATGGTTCACGGTGGGGGTCTGTCCATATGCTGGGGTGACTGTCGCGTCGACTGCCCCGACGGAGACAGCCCCAAGGGAGCCGACGAGGGAGTACGACACCTAGTCCTGGCTCAGGACACTCAGCCTGAGAACGCGGGCCACACGGCGGCCACCGCCGTGTCCACCGCTGCGTCGATCTCCGCGTCCGACAGTGGTCGGATAGCAGCGAGCACCGCTCCCATCTGCACAGCCACGGCTAGAGCGAACTGAGGCGTCCAGCCGTTCGGGCTCTGAATCACCTTGTTGGCGAACGCCAGCCGGTTGACGTGGTCCGCGGTCGTCGGGTCCTCAGCGGCGACGCCGAGGGCGTACTTTACCATCCCCGCCGAGACGGCAGCCTGGAAGGTCGACTCCTGTGCTGCGGCCACGTTGTCGGTGTAGCTCATGACACTCCTTCGATGGCGTTGGCGAGGGCCAGCTCGTAGGTGGCTCCGGTGAATTCCCGCTCTTCTTCGGTCTGTCCGTTGGCCTTAGTCCGAATCACCCAGCGCGCCGGCGTGTCGCCGGGGTCGGTGCATTGGACATGGGCGAGCTCCGTCTTGGTCCCGTTGTGGCGGCCGCCGAGCTTGTCGTACAGCTGCACCAATAGGTCGTTCGCGAGCTGCGACATTAGTTGCCACCCTCTTCGATCTGGATGTTGAGACAGCAGTTGGGGCTCACGCCCGAGGGAGTGATGAGGCGAATGCCCCAGCGGGATCCACCACCCTTGAGCTTGTACTCCCGCCCGTTGGGCAGAAGAGGCTGGGGGACCCCTCCCCCGATGGGCTGGATGAAGCCCGAGTGGATCGCAGCGACAGTCGTAGGCTCGGCGGAAAGAGCCGTCAGGGCGGTACAGGTGGCCGCTACGGGATCGGTGTCGTCCATCACGTCCAGGGTCGCGCTCGTGCCCGCGGGCGAGCCGAGAGTCGTGACCTTGTAGAGGTCGAATCGGATCGCCGTCAGCGCTGAGCCGGAGTCGAAGGAGATGTCGTCCCCGATGATCTTGGCATTGTTGGTGACGGGGTTGATCAGCACCATGGACTTGGTGGCCCCGGCCGAGAGGGCCACCGACCCAGTCGAGATCTCGAACCGAGACACCCTATGACGCCGTGATCGTGTCGGTCACCGTCGCCTGGTCACCGTTGGTCGTGACCGTGAAGCTCCCGGAGAACGACGTCTCGAGCATCATGTTGTCGGTGGTGTCGGACTTGACCGCCGAGGTGAAGGTGGCCATCGCGTAGAACGTGGTGGCCGAGGCCCCGGTGAAGGTGAATGTCGTCGAGACAGTGAATGCTGCCGAGCCGGCAGAGGCGCTCGTGTAGGTGAACGTCGCCTGCTTGCGGGCCATGCCGTTGGTCGTGGCCTCGCCCGAGAGGGTGGTGTCGGTGGTGGCCGGGGTGATGTTGGTCGTCGTGATGCCCATGTAAAGCCACGGCGGGCTCGCCCACACAATGAAGAATTCGAACCCGGCAACCGGCGTGGTCCCAAGGGCTCCCCCCGCGGTGTACCACTGGTCGACGGTGAGGACCCCCGCCGCGGTGTTGGAGATGATGTTCCCGTAGACGACGTCGCCGGTCGTCGTGTCCGCCACGTATACCGTTGCCTGGGCATAGGCGTTCGTGGTCATCGCGGTACCGGTGGTGAAGGTGGTCGCACCGGCGGCGGTGCCCTTGCCATTGAGGGGTGGCGTCGAGGCAGCGGCCGGGGAGCCGCCTCCCACCATGGCTTCGATCGAGTTGACGCCGACGTTCGTCAGCAGCGCGCTCAGGTCCGGAATGGTGCTCGGGACCCCGGGTGGAAGTGTCCGCATTCCCGCCCGGCGCCAGTGCGTCTCCTCGTAGAAGTCGGGACGGCCCTCGGGGATCTGGTGGAACTCGCTCAGGAACCGCTGGACCTCGGCGTCGTCGCTCCAAGCCCAGGAGAACCGCTTGCCGTCTACCAGGTTGGCTGCTAGCGACAACGGGCCGTAGGGATGCGATAGCTGGCTCAGCACCTCGCCACCTTCGTAGTTCGTGACACCGTCGTTGCTCATGACGGCGCCCGTCAGGTGCCTGCGCCAGTCCTCGGTATCCACGCCACGCTGGAAGCTGAGCGCATCCGGGATACGCATGTAGGTGATGACTGGGTGCTTGCCGGGGTCTATCTCGTCCCAGACGGCTTGTGCCTTCGGGGCCAGCTTAGGGACGGGGGTGCCGAGTTCTACCAGCATTGTGCGCTGCTCCTTATTCGCCGTGAATCAGGCGGTCGAGGATGAACATGTGGTTGATCTCCCAGTCGGGATCCCCGTGGATCCGCTGGACGAGTCGGATGGCCTTCGCGACCGTGTCCTCGCTGTGCGCGAACCCGACGTCGCCCGGCTCGGCACCGGCCAGATCGATCTCCTTCGCGCCCGAGGCCTCGAGGGCTCGCTTGGACTCGGCCGGGTCCACGGCATAGATATCAGGCCAGTCCCAGAGCCAGCCGCCGTAGCGAAGAGCCTCCGAGCCGAGCGCCGAGCAGATCCACGTGCCGGGCCTTCGGAATGGGACGTGGAACCAGGCGGGCGTGAGCTCGTCGACGCAGACCGAGACGATCGTGAGATACCCGTATTTGTTCCCCACCCGGCTCCTGGCGAAGGCAAGTGTCCGGTTCGGGTCCACCTGGGAAGGCGGCCGCAGGATCGTGAGCTGGCCTCCCGGGGCCACTCGATCGAGGGTGCGCGGCTCGTAGCCGGTGCCGTCAGGCCTGGTGCCGGTAACCCCGTGGGCCTCGGCCTGGATGACGGTCCACAGCGGGCTCACGGACCTCCCTCTGGCGAGATGCAGACCCTCGAGTGCACCTCGGCGGTGAGTGCCTCCACGGCTTTCGTCAGCACTGTGTTCTGCCTCAGGAGCTCGCGGGTGTCCTCGCTCACCTCGAGGTGGTGAAGCGCCTGCTCGGCTGCGACCTGGTCGGCCCGCTTTGCAGCGATGAGGAGGATCGCCGCCTGTAGCCCCGCCATCGTCGACAGCAGCAGGTTCAAAAGGATGTAAGGGTAGGGGTCGAAGGCGCGGTGGTGCAGGACGCGCGTGATGAGCTCGGTGTTGACGATCGCCCAGAGCACCATCGCGACCAGGAAGCTGATAACGAAGGGCCAGCTCCCCATCGAGTTGCGCATGTAGTCCGCCCACCGCTCCCCTCGGGTGAGCTGTGAACCGGTGCGCACCGCCGGATGGCGATGCCAGGGGGAGCTCACCCTGTGGTCGCCGCCGGTGCTGGCTGTGTAGGTCCGGTATAGGGCGTCCACTCGCCGCCCACCGGCGCGGGGCCCTGGCCGTTCCAGGTGAACAGTGGAGCGCTGGCCGGAGTCACCACATCCGCCTTGGGCCACACGGTCAGATCGACGGTCGTGGGATCGCCGGCGAAGGCGAACAGCACCTCGGGCGCCGGAGCCGACGGGGGCACGGCGGAAGGGTCAGGGAGGGCTTCCACGGGAGCAGCCGGGGTCGGGGTCGCCGTGACGGGAGCGGACTCGGGAACGGCTGCCGCAGCCTCGGCGGGTGGAGGCGCCTCGGCTGGCGCCTTCGGCGCCGGCACGTCGTCCACCGGTGCCGCTGAAGCCGGTGCAGGCTGGTTGCGGGCGATGGCCGCGTGGGCCCAGAAGGCGACCTCCTCGAGCTTCGTGAGCACGAGCGAGGCCTCGCGGCCCTGCGGGAGCGCTTCGACCAACTGGATAGCCGGGCCCTCGAGCAGTTGGCGGACCTTGCCGTGCATAGCGGCCACGGCATCGGAGGAAGGCGGCCAACGGAACCGCTTCGCGAGGTCGTCGAGGATCTCGGTCGGAAGGTCTGAACCCATGGATGTCTCCTTTTCGACGGTGCCCGACGAGGAGTCGGACTTGATGGACGGTCCTGCAGAGCTGAGGAGAACGTCGAGCTTTCGATGCAGCTCGGCGTTCGATGATTCGATGTGGGATTTGAGCTCGGCGGTAATGGCGGCGTTTTTGGCGAGGTGCTTGTGAATCCAGGCGTCGAAGCGCTTTCGAACCCGAGGCCACAGTAGGTAGCTGGCGAAGGCCGCGATGCCGCCGCAGATGATCCAGGCCGAGAAGTTGGGACCCCAATTGAAGGGCTGCCAGATCGCTGCGAACCAGTGCCGCAGCAGATCGAGGTAGTGGACGAAGAGGTGGTTGGGACCGGTCACGTTTGCTCTCCTGCTCGACGGCTCAAACCTGGTCCGAGGCCCTCCGGCGCTGGTAGGGCTTGAGCACCTCCTCGGGCACACCCAAGTGGGTGGCCACGTCGATGATCAGGTCGCGCGAGGTGGCGATCCGCTCGATCGTCTCTATCCGGCCGGCCTGGGAGTCGAGGAGGTCCTGTTGGTGGCTGTTCTGCTCCTGGAGTCGCTTGACCTGTGCCTTCAGGACCTCGATCTCGACCGAGGCTGCTGAGAGAGCCTGGTCCTGGGCGGTAGCGACCGTGAGCTTCCTCGTCCCCGCGATGGTGACGATGCTGGCGGTCAACAGGCTCAGGACGCCGAAGACGCCGAGAATGATCCCGCCAGCGGATCCCCACACAACGGTCGCGGTCGTCATCTACACATGACGTGGATCACGTAGTCGGCCCGGTTGCGATTACCCATGACCACCAAGTTGATGTCATGGAGGACGTCGTTCATTGCCCGCACCTGACATTTCTCGCGCCGTGTCGACACCTGTGTGTTGTGCCTCTGGCCTCCCTCGATGTTCCCGACGGCGATCGAGACGTAGACCAGTGCGCCGATCGTGATCGCGAGAGTGGCTGTGAGGGCGATCGACACCCGCCGCCACAGCTGGGAGTTGAACCTTTCGACAGCATCGGTCGCGGACTTCGTATCCGCGATGAGGCCGGTCGCGGTATCGCTCACCTCAGACCAGGCTCGGTTCCCAGGCGCCGAACTTGGCGGCTCCTGCCACGATCGAGAAGGCGAGAGACTGGCCGTTCGAGCGCTCGGCGGTGACCACGAGCTCGTTCGGAGAGATGGAGCCGACCGGGAAGGTCTCGACCTTCGGCTCGCCGGCGAAATCCCCGCAGGGAAGTCCTGCGTTCTCGGCGATGTCGAAGTACCCGAAGGTCTTGATGCAGAGATAGAGGTGCCCGTTCACGATCTGGGTGTAGCAATCCTCGCCGTTGAACTGTCGAGCCTTGGAAACTGCCATCGGTGGAACCTCCGGTGTGGTTAGTGGCGCGGGTTCGAAGAAGTCGTCGGCGAGCAGCGATTCGTCCCAGGGACCGTGGTCGATCCACTGCGTCCCGTCGCACTGCGGGCCGAGCTTGCAGGTAGTGGGTCCGCAGATGTGCGTGCCGGCGCCGTAGTGCGCCGACAGAAGCCGGTAGGAAGCTCGCTCGTGGCTGGCAGCGGTCTGCAGGGCCACGATGTTCGCCATCCGGGTGATCGAGGCGTATACCACCGGACGCCACTCGCCAGCGGCCAGGCGTTCGGCGACGTAGGTCACCGTGTCTGCGTCGGAAGCATCGCCGGGTTCGTCGTCGATGCCTTCGCCTCGGTTAGCCAGGAAAACTGTGAGCTCGAGGAGATGGGCCGAGCCGTGGGCGGCAGCGACGGCCTGGAAATCCGGCCAGTTGCCGTCGTCGTAGCCCGCGTACGCGTCGAAGCCGGTCGGCAGGTTGCCGGGCAGGATGGCATCGGCCATGCGGAGTGTCACAGGTCTGTCCTCCTAGATGGCGAACCGCATCAGGCCGTAGGCCCCCGAGGCGATCCACAGGTTGCCGTCGGGCCCATTGCATATCCCGTCGCTCGGAACGAGCTGCACAGGGAAGGGTGTGGCGGCCATGCCAGGGTCGGAGAAGCGCATCAGGTTGAACGGGCCGGTCGGGTCGCGCTGTGTCGCCCACAGGTTGCCGTCGGACCCGAGCGCGAGACCGCCGAGGGCCACGGACGAGGCGATGACGCTGATGGAGCCGGCCGTGGTGACCTTCGCGAAGTAACCGGTTGTCCCCCCGTCGAACACGGCCACCCACAGATACGTCCCGTCGCTCACGATCGACTGCCAGGTCGTGTTGCCGCGGTTGCCGACGATGCCGGACCAGCCGTTGTAAAGCGTCTGCACGCCAGCCGTGGTGACCGCCAAGATGGGCGTAGGCCCCGAGTTGGAGGTCACCCACAGCCTGCCGTCGGGCCCTGAGCAGACACTGCCCGGCTGGTAGTTGGCCCCGCCGGCGAGCCCGTACTCCGTGATGGTCAGGGTGGAGAGGTTCATCTGGGCGAGCTTCGGGTAGCCCGAGTAGACCTCGGTGAACCAGACATTGCTGTCCGGGCCCACGCAGATCCCGTAGGGGTAGGAGTTGCCGGAACCACCCGGACAGGCGTACTCGGTCATCACCCCGGCGGTCGTGGTTCGCACGATCCGGTACTCGTTCTGCTCGCACCACCAGAGGTTCCCGTCGGGGGCCGCCACGATGCCGCCCCCGCTGCCGGCGACGGCGCCAGAGCGCGGCGCGGCGTAGGAGGCCAGCACCGCGCCCGCTGTGCTGTATTTCACGACCGCATTGGCACCCGCGTCGAGTGTCCAGAGGTTCCCGTCGGGCCCCGAGCAGACCGAGATGATGTTGGAGGTCCCCGGTGTCGGGGGCTGGAAGGCGTAGCCTCCCCCGTTGCTCGGTGGCGCGCCCGGCAGCCCATGGTCGTGATCGCCCCGGGCGAAATGCGCCGTGTCCATCCCCACGTGTGCTGCTGCGCCGAAGGCATCTGGACCTGTGACCGTGGTCGCCGGCGCTGGCCCAGCTGTGGCCGGTTGGGCCGCGATCCAGTTCTCGATGCGCTTGAGTCGCTCCTGCGCGGCCTGGAGCGTGGTGAGCAGGTGACGGCCTGCAGTGGGGACGGTCTTCACAACGGAGGCAGGTAGGGAACGGAGGCCACTGGCGGCACGTTCAGCGTGATCGCGGTCGTAGCGACTCCTTCGTCGGGAACCGTCGTGTCCAGGCGCTGGACTCTCCAGACGATGTCCCAGCCGCCCGGAAAGCACAGGTCTCCCGCGGGCAGGTGGACCCGCAGGTCGTCGCCCGGGCTCAGCACGTCCGGGCCCATGAGCGCGGCATTCGTGGTGAGCACAGGGGCCACCACCGGGTAGCCCGCCGCTGCCAGGTAGGACTGCAGGAGCTGGATGAGGAAGTAGGGGCTCGTGTTGCCGGCGAGCCCGACCTGGCTGACGACCTGCTCGAGCAGTGGCCAGGGCCCTCCTGAGGCTACGAAGCCACCCTCGGCCGACTGGCCCCCGAGGGCGAGCATGTACTCGAAGTTCCCCATCTGTGTCGCGTCCGCGGGGTACTCGAAGTCGACACAGACGTCACCGCCGACGTCGACCGTCTGGTACCAACCGCCCGAGCCGTAGATGTTGCCGGTGCGTGGATATTCGAAGTTGGCGCTCGCCGTGAGGGCATTGCCTATGCCGTAGGCCGGCTTCACCCGGTAGTCGAAGCCGCCCGCTTCGTACCCCTGCTGCGCGAGCGTCTGGACGATCGAATCGACGGTCTGCTGCTCGGTCTGTGGATAGCTGGCATTGACCCAGTAGGCCGAGGGACTCGGTGGCGACGCGTTAGCCACGATCGGCGGCGAGTAGATGTTGAACGCGGGATAGTTGACCTGCAGGGCGTCGTGGGTCACCTGGTAAGCGATCGCCTGCGGGTCCGTCAGCGTCGTGGCCCAGGTGGTCGTGTAGTCCGCTGCTTGAACCCGGGCCGCGAAGTAGCTCCAGAACTCCGAACCACCGATGGCGACGGAGCGAGAGGACCGGGTGTAGTCCTTCGTCCAGACGATGCCGCCCCATGCGATCGCCCCGTCGAGGTCGACGACGAGCGCCGTACGCGCGGGGATGATGTAGGGACTGATCCCCGCGTTGGCCGGCTCCGAGAGGTCGATCGTCCCCTGGAACTGGCCAGCGGCGTTGAGCTCCGAGGAGAACGACACTCCGGTCATCCACGGCACGTCGCCGATGTAGGCGAAGTCCGCCAGCCGGTAGAGCCGGTAGCGGAGGCTGGCCGCGAGGCTCATGTCGCAGACGTGTAAGCGGCCGTGGCGTAGGTGATGCTGCAGCCGGATCCGGCAGGCTGTGCCCCATCGGTCGAGCTGAACCCGATGTTGTTCACGCCGGGCAGCAGCCACCACCACAGCGAGCTTGCGAGCACGTCCTGCGGCGCCGCCACACCGTTCACCGTGAGCAGGTGGGTCCTCATGTCGACAACGAGCGTCTGGCCGGCGCCTAGCGTCGCGAAGTTCATGTCTGGGGCGCCGGGAACAGTGTTGTTGATGACGCTCGGCAGGGTGAGCGGCCCGGTTAGCGTGATGATCGGGTACTGGACGAAATCGCCGTTGCTCGTGAGGTTCGCGGACCCGAACCACGGGATGGCCGTGGCAGTGGTCGCCTCGTAGAGAGCGGGGTCAGTCGAATGCAGCAGCAGCGAGACCTTCACCAGGCCCCCGAGCACGTACCGCACGTCGATCGGCGAGCTCCGCTTGCGCACACGGGCGGTGCCGCCGACCGGGTGGGGCAGCACCGGTGTCTGGAACCAGAAGGTGTACTCGGTCGCGACAGTCTGGGGAGCCGTGGCGCTCTTCAGGGCCGGGAGAGCCGACAGGGGAGCGACGTCGAGCTCGACGGTGATGTCCCGGCCGCCCATGAAGTCCTGTCCCATGAGCTCGCCGACGGCCAGGGGTCGCGGCAGATCCGCCGTCCTTATCGGCGGGAGATCGAGCCCCTCGAGGCCCTGGATCTCGTAGTCCGTCCCCTGGCCGCACACGAGGCCGTTGAACTCGAATTGCCACGGGGCGGACGTGCCGGAGGCGCCGGCGGGATAGCCCACCTCAGATCCTCATCGCCCAACCGACCTCGCTCGCGATCTCGCTCGGGTTGGCGTTGGTCTGCACGTGGACATTGATCTCTTGCTTCAGGGCCTGGGTGGCCTTCTGCTCCTCAGCCGTGAATTGCTTCGTCGCCGCAGCCATCTCGGAGACGGTCTGCCTCAGGAGGCTGAGCGATACGGCTGTGTCCTTCACGCTGACGACGAGCAGCGCCTGGGCCCGCTGGTCCGCGAGGTTCGAGGACGTCGCAGAGGAACCCGAGCTCGCGCTATTGGGTGACGTCGCCGTTGCCTGGGAGACCCGCTTAACCGCGCTCTGCATGGCACTGTGGGCTTTGTCTGAGCGGTCCGAGATCCCCTTGGCGAGGCCGTCCATGAGATTGCCGCCGACGTCGGCCATCACGCGGCTCGGGGAGAAAATGCCGAAGAAGCTCGTGATCCCGTGCAGGATCGACTTGCCGATGCTCTTCATGATCGAGCCGATCTTGCCGATGCCCTTCTCCATCCCGTGGAGGAGCCCCTCGAGGATCTTCTCGCCGGCGTCGACGAGCATTTGGGCGACGTCGCCCAGGGCGTGCAGGATCCTGCCCGGGATGGAGGTGAAGAAGGACTCGATCGTGTGCCAGTGCTTGATCACCTGCGGGAGGATGAGCGACATCCCGAGAGTGAATGGGGCGAGCACGACCTCCAGGACCAGGGGCCCCCACTTCTTCACGAAGCCCCAGAAGTCATCGAAGACACGCTGTACCTTGTGCCATACGGTCTTCGCGACCGACTCGACCTGCTTCCAGTGGGTGACGAGGAGCAGCCCGATGGCGACGATGGCCATGATCGCAATGCCGATCGGCCCGAAGGCCATCGACGAGGCGGCCCCGGTCGCCTCCGAGCTCGCAGCGAACTCTGCCTCTGCTGCCTCGACCTCGCCGAAGCTGAGCTGTATCGCGTCGCCGGCCTCGGTCTGGGCGGCTGCCGCCGCTGACGCGGCCTCGCTCGAGGCTGCGAAATTGGGGATCGTGTCGAGGAGCTTCGAGCCCAGTTTGCCGACAGCCCCCACGGCCTTCGAGATCGAGCCGACGAACTTGACCGTCATATTCACGGCGAATGCGGCGACCGCGATGGCGAGCACGCCGCCGATCACGCCGGCGAGGACCTTGGCGACGTCCTTGTGCTTCTCGAGCCAGCCGATGGACTTGGAGACCGTCGAGATGGCCATCTGGATCTTCGGCGTGAGGAACTCGCCGAACTGCGTGCCGAGGTTGTGGACCTCGGCCCGGGCGGTCTGCATCTCGCCTGGGAGGGTCTTGCCGTAGGCGACAGCCGCCCCTTCGGTCTTCTTCTTGAGCTCCGCGAGGATGTCCCCGCTCGCCTGCTGGTCTCGCCTCAGGTGGTCGCTCGCGACCGACACCGAGTTCTGGGCGGTGGCGAGCGCCTGTTGGGCCGCGACGCCTTTCAGGGACCCGTCGGCGATCTTCTGCTGGGTTTGTTCGAGGTGGAGCTGGGCCGTCGCGAGCGCCTGGCTCGCGGTGTGCATCGAGGACAACTTGGCGGAGCCGATGTCGAGGTTCAGGCCGAGGCTCGTGAGGGCCCGGGTGCTGCCGGCAAAGGTCTTCGCGAGGATCCCCGAGGCTTCCGCCAGCGAGATGTGCTTCATGCGCGCCAGGTCGGCCGCGAGCCCGAGATCGGCGATCGCCTTCTTCGGCGACCCCGTCGCCGTCGTGAGCGTGGTTAGCGCTGTGGCCGTGTCGGTCGAGTTGAACCCGAGCTTCGCCATCGAAGCGAAGCTGGCGTCGATCTGGGGCTTCAGTGACCGCAGGTTCCCGCCGTTGTTCTTGATGGCGGTGTCCATCGAGGCGGCCGCCGTGTCGTAGGCGTCGGCCATCTTGAGGGCCTCTGAGCCCACCGCGACCGTCCCCGCAGCGAGGCCGAGGAGCGCGGTGCCGCCGAAGCTCGAGAGCCGCTGGAAGGCGCTCCGTCCCTTGCCCTCGGTCTCATCGAACTTGGAGCCGACAGAGGTGAGGGCCCCGGCGAAGGGGATGCCGAGGTTCGAGGCGGTGTTGCCGAGGTTCGTGAAGAGGCCGCCGAGGCGGGAGGTGTTCTTCTCGATCTTGCCGGTCGCGTCTTCGGAGACGAGGGCCGAGTCGTTGAAGGACTTTACGAGGCTCTGGTTGTCACCGAGGAGGATGGCACGAAGGGTGCGCGATGCCACTGTCCAGTCCTCCTCACTCGCGGTAAGCAGTGACGGCAACCTCGATCGCGTCGTCGATGCTGCGAAGCGCCATCTCTGCGGCCACAGCGCCCTTCTTGTCCATCGCCGGGGCGAGGAACGGGTACATGCGCTGTGCCACCCAGGCCTCACGGTCGCCGAAGATCGGATGCCGAAAGGTCCTGCCGCCTCGCTGTCCCCTGTTGCCGGCCTCGAGTAGTCCTGCCTCCGGGGCCTGAGCGCCGCCGGCGATCACCACGACTGAGGCACCGCGCGTGCGAACCTTGATCGAGGAGGCGATGCGGTCGGTGCGGTTCTTGCCCGGGATGGCCGCGGCATTGCGGCGCGCCTCCGCGCCCATGAGCTCGCCGGCCGCCCTCAGGTTCCGGCGCAGTGATCTCGAGTTCTCGGCCGAGGCCTTGCGCAGAGCCTTGGCGAAGTCCCTGAACTCACGCGTGTCGACGGAGATACCGCCCGTCGAGAGGGTCGTGGGCTTCGCCATCGCTCTCCCTCAGTCCGGTGCCGGTGCCTTCTGCGCCTTTAAGTACTCGTCCACCCCCGCGCAGTAGTGCAGGAAGTCGCGCCACGAGCAGGCATCGACCTCTGCAGCGCTCAGGTGGCAGATGTGGGCGAGGGCGAAGAGGTACTGGTCTCGGAGCTCGTCGACGTCGGTGTCGAGCCGGGGGAAGCGGCGCCGTTGCCGCTCGTAGGGTCCATCCCGTCCGAGCCCTCTTCGGACTTGGACTCTTCTTCCTCGAGGGCCGCGGTGACGCCGTCCATGTAGGCCAGGTAGAACTTGCCGGCTGCGAAGTTGGGCATGTTCTTCGGATCACCCGTCTTGCCATTCACGATCCGCATCACCCAGAGCAGCCCCACGAGGGCGTCAGCGTCGCCCTGCGCCCCGAGCTGCATGAGAGTGATGTACTTGCCGTAGTCGGGCCCGAAGGCCGCCTTCAGCACCCGCAGGCGCTGGACGGTTATGTCGGTGTCAGGGTCGAACGAGTAGGACTCGTCCTCCCACTGGACGTTCATCTGCATCAGAGGGCGGTGTCGCCGGAGATCCAGGTGCCCGTGAGCGGGTTGTCGCCGGCGACGTCGAGGTCGACCTTGAACGGGAAGGTGCCGGTTACGACCTGGGGGCCGCTCAGATCCGGCGTCTCGCCGGTGAGCAGGATCGAGGGCGTGGCGAACTTGATCTCGTTTGCGTGGCCCGAGGCGCCGATCTGGGGGCCCACGAAGTCCATGATGGCGCTGAACCACGTGCCGGCGTTGAAGACGTCGGCGAAGGCCGCCTTCACCGTCGGATTCACGAGGTCCACGTCGAACGAGCCCGTGATCTCGACCACGCCGTCGGTGATCGGCTCGTCCTTCACCGTGTCGCCCAGGTAGATCCGCGACGTCGCGAGCTTGCGACTGATCTTGAGCTTCCACTTCTTCACCCCGTCGACGGCCACCTCCCCGCCGATCGCGCCCACTTTGAGGGTCGCCTCGCCTCCGTGGAAGGAGTACTGCCCGGGCGAGCCAGTGAAGACGTCGACGGCCTCGGTCTCGACCACGTCCTGGGCGTCGACGGTGAGGGTCACCATGAGGATCCCGTTGCGCTCGGCGGTGAACTCGACGTCCACGAACTTGCAGCCGAGCGCGGTGTAGGGATGGAGGTTGCCCGCGGTGTCTGGGACGACTTCCTGGATCGAGAGACTCAGGCCGTCTGTGGACCCGAAGGGACAGGTGAGGGTGTACGCGGCCGTCGCGCCGATCTGGACCGGCACTGCCGTCGCGCCGAAGATGCTGTTGAGAAGCAGTCCCATGTTCGTCGTGAGGAACTCCATCTCGATCGGCCCCTGGCCGTCGAAATAGGTGTTCACGTGGCGGGCAACGGGGTCGACGAAACGACCCGCCGCTAGACCGGTCCCCTGGATGTAGTGGGGCTTGCGCGCGATCTTGGCGCTGTGCACCTCGGGATAGCGCGTGGCCGCCCCGTAGGTGCCGTAACTGCCCTCGGCGCCGACGCCGATGAAGCCCGCAAGACCTGAGCCGATAGGCATTTGCCGCTACTCCTTCTCGGCCGGCTGAGCCGGGCCGGTTTGTGGAGATCCGGAGGACTGCTCCCCGGAGGCCCCCACTGCAGCGAGATCCGCTTCGGCCTTGCGAGCCTCTTCCTCGGCCTGAGCGGCCTTGGCGGCTGCAGCGGCGACGGATCCCTCTGCTGGCGGGGTCGCGGACCACAGTGGGGACTTGCCCGCGGCGGTGTAGGCCTCGACCTTGTCGTCCGCCACCTCTTGCGAGGCCCCGGGCTGCACGACAACGGCACCGGCGTCAGGATCGGGGTTCAGGCTCAGGGGTTGCCCCGAGATGTTGTGGATCGTTCCCAAGATGGCGCCTCCTGTTAGATGCGCGCGGTGACTTCGATCACGAAGTCGATCTGGTAGTCGGTGCCGTCGGGCGATGGAAAGCCCTTGCCCCGCTTCGGCCTGAACCCGATGTCCGAGATCTGTGCCGTCTGCCCGGGGAAGGCGGCAGCGACGGCCTCCGAGAGCGTCGGATAGGTCCCGTCGTTCGGGCCCACAAGCCCACGGAGCGTGGTCTCGACAGCCGCCATCACGTCCCAGGCAGTCTCGAGGGACTCCTGTGCGCTCATAGCCGGAGAACGGGCCTGCACGAACCCGTCGAGCTCGTAGGTCTCCTCGCGGCGCTGGCCGCCGATGCCGATCCACTCCTCGTTCGTGTATTCGACGTCGCCGGTGAGGACGAGGTTCGAACGCTCGGCATCGCGTCCGTTGTCCCCGTAGAGGACCTGGACGTCGCCCAGGGCCTCGGTGAACATCTCGAAGAGGGTGGAGAGCACGATAGGGACGGTGGAGGTGGCCATCAGCGCCTACCGCCGTGCCAGACGCTGAACCAGCTGGGATCGGTGTCGTACAGGCGCGAGGCCGGGATCGGATCCTGGTCGTCGTACTCGCGAGTGGAGTAGCGGTCGTAGGCCGCGTCCACCTCGGGGATCCCGGTCTTGAACGCCGCCGGCATGTCGAGGCGATAGGTCTGCCCGCCCTCCGTCGTGAAGGACGTGGCCCGGTCGAAGACGACGCCGCGCGGACGCTGCAGGACGGTGCGCAGCCGGATGAGCGCTGCGTCGGCGAGCTCGGCCGGCGGCATGTCCCAGCCGCACTCGTACTCGATGGCGACGTTGCGGCGTCCTTCGTCCCAGACACCACCGTCGTTGCGCTGGATCTGGAAGTCGTCGTCGATGACGATCGCCGAGATCTGGCCGGCGGTGAAAACGAGAACCGAGCCCGTCGAGCCCACGGCCGACCCGATGGTCCCAGCTGGCCCGGGGTTGTCATTTGTGGACACCACGACCTGGTTGCCGGCCGGGACCGAGGCGACCACCCAGGAGCCGTTGTAGGCGTAGGGGTTGAACCCCGACAGGATGATGTTGCCACCTGGGGCCAGCGAGTGGTTCGAGGCGAACGTGACCGTGAAGGCGAGCGCTGTCGAGGTGATCGAGGTGACAGGGGGCAGGTAGACGAATGCGCCCCCGGTCGTGTCAGCGGTGATGATGATGGCCGAGCGGATGTCGCGGATCTTCGAGTCCGGGAGGAAGATCTCAGGCTCGGCGGTCCCGTCCAGGAGCACGCGCCGGTAGCGCGGCACGAAGGCAACGTCGCAGATGAACTCGCACTCGTCCTCGACGGCGTAGCGCGCGGCGAGGACGGCGGAGTCGGGGAACTTGCCCGTGTCCGCCAGCACAGCGTCCGAGGCACGGGCATCGGCAACGGAGAAGAAGAACCCCCCGCAGACTTCGTGGTCCGAGCTCTGCACCGAGCCGTTGCCGGCGTCGGTCCATGTCGCCGTCCACAGGTCGAGCTTGGACGCCTGGGCGGCGGTGACGGCTACGGTCACGACACCGATTCCGGAGCCTGCCACGGTCGCTGTCCCGGGAGGCAGGATCACCTGGCCCGACGCGGACTGCACCCCGACCATGACGGCCCCCGAAGGTGCTACCGGGTTCCCGTTCGTGTCGAGGAGAGTGGCCGTGAGGACCCCGGGCTTGCCGACGAGGAGGCGCTGGACGGTCGAGGCCATGGCTCAGCCGACGTAGGCCGAGCCCTCGACCACCCCGGAGACGTACTCCACCCACAGACCGTCGAAGACCATGAGGTCCAGGCCGATCTTGTTCTCGAAGCACCCCACGGTCCCGGGCGCGGTCAGGTCGGCAACCGCCAGGATCGTCCCCGATGCGCTGTCGTCGTTGTCCCAGAACCGCACCACCGCGGCGCCCCCGACCGAGTGAACGGTGAAGCCGTGGAACACGGCGCCGGGGACGGTGACGTTGACGAGGAGCCCAGAGGCCGCCGGCAGCTTGACCGCGGTGTGGGCAGCCTTCATCAGCTGAACTGGTAGGTGACTTCGACGATGCCGGCCGGCAGCACGAGGCCTGCGCCGGTGTGCACACGCTGGACCGTGATGACGTGGCCACCGGCGATCACGAGGTTCGCCGGCGTCGGGTCGAGCGTCATGACCTCGGCCACGAAGGCGACGGAGTCACCCGCCGCGTAGGAGCGCGTGGCGAGGAGCTCGGCACCCGAGGCGTCGGCCTTGCGGTCACGCACGGCGAGGGTCGTGTAGGCCGCAGCGTTGTGCGCCACCGCGGCCGACGGGATCCAGGTCGCCTTCGTGATCGTCACGAGCGCCTCGGTGTCGGACGGCGTGACGAAACCCGACCATTCGTCGTCGGCCGCCGCGCCGGTCATGGCCGACGGGATGCAGATCCGGACCGTGTGACCGCCGGGTACGTCGATGTCTCCGGGCATTGAGCCCTCCTTCTTGGGGTTTGGGTGAAGCGGGGAACGGACAGGCCCCCAGGCGTGAACCCGGGGGCCGAGGACGAAGGATCAGCTGTTGCCTCGGTACAGGCTCCGGAAGTCCACGGCCGTGCCGCCGTAGATGTGCCGGATCTTGTAGGTGAGCTTGTCCGCCGTGAACACCGACCCCACAGTCGGGTCGTTCTGCACGAACAGCTCGGGGTCGACCTGGCCGTTGTAGAACCCGAGCTCGATCGTCGGGATCATGTTCGGGTCAGCGACGATGAACCAGGCCGTCTGCGAGGTGGCTGTCCAGTAATCGACGACGACCGCTGTCATCCCCTGGTGCAGGTTGGGGACGTTCCCAGCCGCAGCTCCGTCCGGAGCGGCCACCGGCAGCACGACCGAGGACTCGGTGAGCTCGAAAGCGAGCTGCTCGAGGCTCGAGTTCACGACCAGGAGCTTCGGCACGATGGACAGGATGTCCTTCGTGTCCCCGTAGGCCGTCTGCTGGCGCATCGCGGCGCGGGCAGCCGACAGGTTCCCGTTCGACAACACCGTCGCCGCGGTGTTGTTGTGCCCCGCCACGAAGAGCGCCGTCCCGTCCGGGGTGTAGATCGGGTTCGTGATGAACCAGTCCCAGACGAAGCGGTAGAGCGTCTGCGCGGCCGCGAGGCCGAGCAGGGTCGGGATCCGCTGCACCGCACGGATGTCGTCGTTGGCGATGGTCTCGAGGGTCAGGTCTTCCGTGCCACCCCGCTTGCTGATGGCGTAGGTCGCCTCCTCGTTCCCCGGCGTCGTGAGCGGCTGGTAGGGAGCGCCCTGGTTCACTCCAGGGAGCGTTCCGTAGCCGCCCAGACGCTCGATGCGCTGCGTACGGAAGTCGACGATCGGCACGATCGAGGACACGACGCTTCGCCAGGTCTGGAGGTTCGGCTGCTGGTACATGGCCACCATCCGGCGGGTGATCGAGTCACCGAGGATGAGGTTCCACGTCCCGGACTGCGCCGACTCCGTGAGGCGCCGGGCCTTGGCCGAGTCGTAGTCACGCGCGCCGATCGACTCGCGCATCACCATCTCGGCGAGCTCGGCGCGACCCATACCGGCAGGGTTCGTCCCGGTGATGTCGCAGAAGGCGTGGGTGAGCGTGCGATAGCCCTCGAGCTGGCGGTGGGGATCGAAGAGGGCGTCGAGCGCGCCGATCTTCTTGTCGCGCTCTTCCTTCGTCACCCTCGAGATCTCGGTCGGCGCCCGGCCACCGCCGTCCACGAGCTGCTCACGCTCGAGCTCCCGGCGCATTTCGCCGTAGACCTGGATGTGAGAGGTCAGCTGCTTCTCGGTGAACCTCTCCGGGAGGCGCTTGGTGATCGACTCGACGAACCGGTCCTCGAGCCCGACGCCGGAGACGGCCTCACGGATGAGCACACGTCCCATCATGGAGTCGCGCGCCACGACGGACTCCGTCGCGGCCCCGACGCCGGCAGTCTCGGTCTCGGTCTCACCCGTCTCTGAGCCGGTTCCGGTCTCGGTCTCTGTGCCCGTTTCCGTCTCGGTTCCACCTGTACCCGTGGGACTGTCCAGAAGCCGGGTCATGTCGGCCTCGTCCAGGCCGTACTCCTCGAGGACGGACTTGTGCTCTTGGAGCAACTCAGTCCGCTTCTCGGCGGTCGCGCCACGGAGCAGTTCGAGAAGCTCCTTGAGGGTCATCTCTGTCTCCTTTTCATCGGTGCCGGTTCCCCCGGCCACCATCCGAGTCGCCATGCCGCCGGCGGCGGCATCCGCGACCACATCTGCTGAGTTCACAGAGACGATCTGAGTCGCCTCCATCCAGCGCTTACCCGCCTCGATGACGGGCTTGTAGTGCGCCATGACGTCGTGGCTGATCCCGACGACGGGCACGAGACCTTCGGCCTGAGCAGCGAGGCTCGCGTCGAGGGCCTCGGCGGCATGAGAGGCGCCCGGAAGCAGGTGCAGCTCGCCCTTCAGGCCCTTGCTCGTCGCCTCGACATTGCGGTAGGACCCGACCAGGCCGGTGATTGTGGAGGACTCGAGTTCCTCGGCGCTGCGGTGATGGTCGTAGGCCTTCGCGCCCTCGTACTTGGCAACCGCCTCGGTCATGACGGTGGCGGGGTAGCGCCGCCCGTTCTTCGAATCGCCGAAGGCGATGATCTGCACGTCGAAGACGCGGCCACCCGCCTCGTCGGTACCCTTCGCCTCGAGGACCCGACCGTGGATCCGGTCAGGGCGCGCCCCCTCGACGGCCGTCGTCGCGTCGGACTCTCCGTCGTCGTTGGCCACCGGCACGTACGTCTTGCGGGGCTCCACCTCGACCCGGTGGCCGAATGTCACATTGCCGTCGTCATCGACGGTGTAGGGAGCCTGATAGGTCGTCCCGTTCGCCTCGTAGGCGACCTTGTCGTCGTCCAGGTCCATCAGCCACGGGTAGGCGTCGTCGATCTGGTCGTTCAGGGCGCTGGAGACCAGAGAGCGCATCTCGTCGAAGCTGCGGTTGCCGGCAAGGGCCTCGCGGATGATCCGGGACTCCTTGATCGAGGCCGGGACGTCGGTGTCGCCGTCCTCGGTCTTCGTGACAGGCGCCTCGGTGAGGCGGACCATCCGAGCTCGCGCGCGTCCCCGACGACCCATCAGGAGCCCTTGCCTGTCTGCCCGCCGGCGCTGGCACCCTTCACAGGCACGGGCGACTCTGCCGGCACCTCGGAGCTCGCCGGCGTCTCTGACTGCTCGCCGGCGTCAGGCTCGCCTTCGGGCTCCCCTTCCGCCGCGGCCTCTGGCTCGGCGGCTGCCGTCGGATGGGGGGCGTCGGGGACATTCCCGGCGAATACCGGGAACGCGGTCGGCTCTGCCGTCGGGGCGCGCAGGTACATCAGACCCGTCTTCCCGTCGGCGTCGGGCTTCGTCTTCGGGACGTCGATGTAGGAGGTGCCGTCGAAGAAGTGGGCGACCACACCCGCCTCGGTCTCCACGGTCATCACGATCTCTCTCTCGGCCGCGCCGAGGCGCTTTGCGAGGTTCTCGAGGTCGACAGTCATGGCTTCCTTTCAGCCCCGTGTCCGCTTTTGGGGATGGGGATGGGGTGCTCTGATCCGGTGCTTCTTCTTCTTCGGTGCATGCGGAGAAGGGCGCTTCTTCTTGGTGGCCATCACATCTTCAGGGACACCTTGAGCGCCCCTGCCTGTGCTGCGTCGTCCACGAGCCCCGCGATGTCGTCTGCGCGGGATCCGTCGGGCTTGTCGAGGTCGGGGGTGTAGGGGATCCCAACGAACTGCTCCCATGCCTTCTTCGAGGCCACGCGGGCGGCCGCGGGCTCCATCAGTCCTGCAGCGACCATCCCGATAAGCGACTGAGCCAGCTGGACGAGCACGCCAGCGGTGACGTCGGAGTCTGAGGCTGCGACCTCGGGCCCATGAACCGACACCGCCTGGGACGAGGGAAGCACCTGGTCGGACGCGCCCGGGACCGGCACGGTGACCGTGGCCGGCAGGCGCTTCGCCGCCACGGCCTGGTCGACCACATATCGCAGGAGCTCGGTCTGGTGCTCGAGCCAGATGCGTTGTACCGAGCGCACACGTCGGCGGATCGGCTCGGCCATCGACAGCGAGGTCGCGCGGTTGGCGCCGTCCGGTTCTGCCAGCCACGTCTTTCCAAGGCCGGCGCCGCCGGCGACGTTGGTGAGAACCGTCGAGGCCAGGGCGTTGTCCTCCTGGACCCCCGACTGCGCGAAGGTCGGCTTCCATTCCACACCCTTGTTGTGGACCTCGATCGAGCCCGAGCGCGGCACGTGGGTACCGCCCCGGTCCTTGATGAACTTCTCGATCACCTTGCGGTCGCCGTCCACGGTCACGTCCCAGACCATGTAGCGCGCCAGCGCCGTGCGATCGACGAGGTTCGAGATCACGGCGTCGTAGTTGTCGAGGTCGTCGATGATCGGCGCCAGGAACGGGTCTCCGCGCTGGTCCGAGACGAGCGTATTGAACGACCGCCAGTACTCGACCTCGCCCGATCGGAGACCCGAGAGGTCGTCGACCTGGGCGATGGTGAAGATCAGGTCGGCCGCGCCGAGCTTCGAGATGTGCAGGCGCGCGGGCCAGAGCACATTCCCTGCCTCGAGTTCGACGTCGGTGACCCGCGTCGGGTCGATCGGGTTGATCCGGCAGACCCCCGTGGTCGGCCCGACGAGCATCTCGAGGATGGTCTCGCCGTAGATCAGGTGCTCACGCAGGAAGGGCTCCTGCATCGTCCCGATCTTCACCCGGGGGTCGTGCCAGAACTCCTTGGCGACCTCCATCACGCCCGGGTCGTGGCACTGCACCTTCACGCCGGAGTCCCCGACGCAGAAGGCAACGTACGTGTCGATGACCGCCCTGGCCATCGGGTTCAGCCTGTAGGAGGCGACCGAATAAGCCCGCAGCTTCTCCCGGGTCCAGATGGGGATCTGGCGCCCCGTCTGGCCCACCCGGACAAATCCAGCGTCCCCGTCGATCGGGTCGACCCCGTAGGTGCCGGCGGCGCCCGTGGCGATCAGCTGGTCGATCGTCGCCTCTGTCGCGCGCATCCCGGCTGTCGGCGGGCTCGCCTCGGTCACCCGCGAGGGAAAGAGCAGCGAGCGCATCAGTGCGGTTCTTCTTCAGCCGGCACATCGGGCGCATTGCCGCGGGCGACCGCCTGTGTGTAGAGCGCGTACGCGGCCAGAAGCAGCAGGAACGCCAGGACCAGGAGGGCGAGCCTCCAACCGACGAGCTCGGCCACGGCGACCACGAGGCAGAGGCCCCCGAGGATGGAGAGCAGGTTGGAGGCGAGCATCAGATCCGGAGCCTCTCTCTCGGTCGGAAGAAGTCGTCTGGCTGGCCATGCTCGACGGCTGCCGTCGCGGGCGACAGGACCTCCAGGACCGGTGAGACGACGAGCTGCAGCGCCATCACGAGAGCAATGCACGCGTCTATGCGATCGCGGCTCCGGGTCTTCGACAGGCGGGGCCCGTCTTCGGACTCACGCCAGACGGCCCTCTTCACGTGCTCGGCGAGGACGGGGTCGCCGTTGTGGACCACCCGCGAGGCCCGGATGAGCTCTAGGGCGTTCCCGCACGCCGGGACCATCCGGGCGCCGGTCTGAGGGAACTCGATCATGGGAAAGCCTTCGTCGGCGAGGTTCTGCGCCGGGAGCTCGAAGAACCGCGGGTCGTAGGCCACGGCCCGCAGCGGCAGCACGGCTGCGACGTCTCGGATGTAGCTCAGGGCCGAGGCGACGTCGATCCGCTGCCCGTCGAGCTTCCAGATCCGGGCGTAGACCGGAATCGACCCGTCCGGCAGCAGCTGGGCGGTGATGACAGCCACGCCGTCACGCTTCAGGGCGAAGTCGATCCCCATGACGGCCCGGTGCTCGCCGGTGAGCTCGGCATCGAACTCGATCGGCCCGGCACACTCGCCCCAGATCCCTGGGTAGTCATCGAGCCACGACTCACCGGTGGTCTCCACCCACTGGTTCAGGTTGTAGCGGCGGAACTCGTGCCGCGGTGTGGCGGGGTCGTGGAACCTGGCCACCAGGTTCGTAGCCGGGAAGAACACGTCCGCCGCCGGGTTCGCCTCGTAGATCGCCGAGAGGAGCTGCTCATCGTCCTCGAGGTCCCAGTCCTCGCCCGCCTCGAGCCAGTCGATCAGCGTCTCGTCCGCGGGGTCCGGGTTGTGACCGCTTTCGATGAGCTGCTTGAGCTCGTAGGAGTCCTCGGCCACTGAACCGAGCCCCCAGGCGCCGGCTGTCGTGATCTCGAGCATCCAGGCGTCGCTGCGCTTGTAGATGCCACCCTTTATGACCAGGTGGACCCGCTTCTTGTTGCCTACCCATTCGTGTGTCTCGTCCAGTGCCGCGAAGGTCGGCCGCCGGCCGTCGTTCGTGCCGGCGACGGCAGCCACGCGGTACAGCGTCCCGATCGTGCCGTCCTTGAACTGCATCTCGGTCTCGAAGACCTCGATGAACTCCTCGAGGGGACCCTCCTTGACCATCGCCGAGGCCGCCGAGTACAGGAGGTTCGCCTGCTCGTAGGACGCCGCCGCCACGGGGATGTCCGGCGAGGTGCGCCGGCGCCCTCTGGGTTTGCCGGTGTCGGTCCAGCCCCCGAACGCGACGGGCCCGGCGAATTCGGCGAGCGAGATCGCCGCCGAGATCTCGGTCTTGCCGTCCCCCTTCGGCCTACCCCGCACGACGCGCCGCCACCGGCGGGCCCCGTCGGCTCGGAGCTCGTACGCCCGATAGATGAAGGCCTTCTGGTCGGGCCGCAGCCGGAAGGGCTTGCCCAAGAAGTCGCCCGGGCCGTGGACCAGGTTGGTCTCGATCCACCTGCAGACGACGGGCCCGAGGGTCGGAGGGAGGTCAGGCCTTGCGGGCCTGCGGCGGGGAGCGGCGCGCTTGCGAGCCGCCGACGTCGATGACCTTGCGGGGGTCCTCTTCCTCGCCGGAGTCGCCGCCGTCTTCGCCGTTGTCATTGAGCCCCTCTGCGAGCTCGTCGAGCGAGCGCTTGGCCTGGCCGAAGCTGATCCCGAGATCGAGCATCGACTTCGGGTTCAGGCCGTTGCGGTCCTCGAGCTGGCGGATCTCGGATTCGACCGTGGAGAGCCGGGCATAGAGCGGGTGCATCCGGTCCTGGCCCTGCGAACCCTCGACGACGGGCTGGTTCCTGACGATGAGGGCGATGATCTCCCGCTCGTCCCGGAGGTCGAAGAGCCGGCGGAGCTCCGGTTCGTGCAGCGCCCGGTCGACTGCCGCCATGATCGGGTGGATCCAGACGGCCCTCCACTCGGCCTTGGTCGCCGGCCGCCAGTGGGAAGAGGGCCCTGGAGGTTCGACGGGCAGATGGGCCACCCCGGCTGGGACGACCGACCGGCCGGCCGGCGGCTTCTTCGGGACATTGCGCCGCTGGCGCTCGCCGTCAGGCTTCGGTCGAGGCCCAGGCATTTCGGTCCTTTTGCGAAAAAGTCGCCCGATCCCAAGCCGAGCTGGTAACCCGTACAGGATTGAAGAGCGCTTGGCTGGTCGGCGAACGGGGTCGGCCGAGACGGACTTTTCTCTCAGGATCTGCGCCGGCGGCTGCCCTTGCTCGAATTGCAGCGCCGACAAAGCACCTGTCGCTCGGCCTCGTTGCTACCACCGGCCGACAGTGGACGAACATGGTCGGCCGTCAGATCTTCGGTGGATCTACAGGGCCCCTCGTGTAACCCGCAGCCTCGGCACGCGCAGATCGGCGAGGCGTCGACCACTGCCTTCGCCGTTCGCTTGTCCGCCCACCGGGTGAGCTGCCTGGGCCGCTCGCAGACCGAGCAGTAGCTGTGCCGGGTGAGCCGGCCGCATCCGCCAAGGCAAAGCCGCCAGGGCAAGAAGGTCAGGCCTCGAGGTATTCGTGGCGAATGCTCAAGCCGAACCGGCGAGCAGCGACAGAGCAATGACCTTGACCAATCGTAGTACACAGAAGTCGACACCGCTGGTGGATGGGTGTGGACGGAGGATTCACGTGGTTGTCGCAGCAGCGCGCTTCGCCTTGAGCTCATTACGCCGATTGATCTCGAAGGGGAGCCGATCGGGCCGACCGGCTCGATCCCACGCCTTGAGGCACGCGCCGCAGTAGCCAGACACGATCCGGTCGTCAGGCGTGTTGAGCACGTCTCGCTCGCAACATTGGCACTGGCTGAGCGTCGACTGTCTGTTCTTGAGCTTTGCGCCTGCGTTGATCACCACCGACCGCATCCGGTGAATCCGCTTACAGTGCCCCGAGATCTCGCTCATCGTGCCGAAGATCTCCTTGAGCTGCTGTTTCAGGAAGTCATCGGTCTCTTGGTGTTCGATCCGGGCCAGCGCCGTAGCGAGCAGTGGATCATCGTCCTGGCCGCGGATCTCGGTCGGTCTCGTCGATGGTGGGTAACCATCTGGCTTCATGCCGTACTGGGCGCGTCGCAGCAGGTCGTAGATGGCGCTTCTGTTGAACTCCTCGAGGATCTCGCGCGCTTGGACCATCTCTTGGGCAAGCCGATCAGCCCGGTCCTTCAGGCTCACCCTGGCACCACCAACTTGCCAGCTGCAGGGGGCACGACGAGTCCGGGACCGGTCTGGGCGGCCTTTCTGATGTCCCTGGCCAGGGTGAGGGCTGTATCGCGCTCTAGGACCAACACAACCGTGTCGGTCGGCCTCTGGACCCTGATGATCAGGCCTGGCGAGCTGCTCCCGTCCTGGGCATTGAGCATCGTAGGCTGTACGCCCCAGCGCGTCGGCAGCCAGATCGGAGCGGCGAAGAGCTGTTCCACGGCCTGCTGCTGGAGGGCTGCCTCCTGCTCAGGGGTCAGTTCAGGGGTCTCGTTCATACCAGCCACCAGATCGCCCCCCCCCCAGAGCGCCGACGAACAGGATGATGGCGACGACGCAGAACAGGACAGCCCTCGCCTCGAACTCCAGGGCCTGAGCCTCCAGGAAGTGGGCCTTGGCCCTGTCCATGGCATCGTTCGTGGCAATGATCTCGTCATAGCGGCGGTCCCGAGCTGCTTTCTGGCTTCCACCTCCTGCGAACCCATCACGTTGCCCGCGGACCGGGCTATGTCTTCGAAAGTCACTTGAGCACCTCCAGGATCTTGTCGAAATCCGACGGCCGCCACGTGTAGACGCTGATGGCGCACGCGGAGGCCTGCGCGACGAGCGCTAACGCGCCGAGCCAGTGACGCTGTGGCGTTGACACCTTGCCCTTCTCGGTCTTGAGCTCAGCGAAGATGACCCGCCGATCGCCGTTCGGCAGGCACCTGACCATCGTGAGGTCCGGGAAGCCGGCCTGGGAATGGACCGAACTCCACGGGTGGTAGACGAGCCAGCCGCGCTGTCTCGCGAGAGCGACGACGTCACGCTGTAGATGCTTCTCGGTGACGGTCTGGTCCAGCATCTGTCGACCGGCCGAGCGCGTCACGACAACGGCCGCTTTCTGTGACATTCACCTGTTCCCAAAATCGCGGAACAGGTCGGCCGATTTCGGGGGTATTGACCTGTTCCCAGCGACCATGGCTCCCAGGCACGACCGTTCCCGTTCTCGGCCCTATAGGGCCGAGAACGCGTCGGGAACAGGTCGGTGCCAGCGAGGTCGCCACCCGTTCCGGGAACAGGTGGGAACAGGTGGGAACAGGTGGTCAACTCGGAGCCTCCGCCGCTACGAAGAGTGGCGAAATGGCGTAGAGCTTGGCGCCTCTCGCACCCTTGCGACACACCACGGGCGACGTCGGGTCAGCCGTAAGTTGCTCGGCGGCGTCGACGATCGTGGATTTCCGGAAGGAGAGCACGCGGGCCATCTGGGCGGTCGAGATCTCGGTGCCGAACTCCTCCAGCAGCTCGACGATCGCCGCCATGCACTGCGTCGGGCCGCCGTAGGCCTCCACGTCGTCCTCTGTGACTGCCCTCAGAGCGACGGTGAGGCGCCCGGCGAGGTTCTCTCCGAACGACGCCGACGCAACCGGCTCGCCCTCTGGACCGACGGCTCCGTGGCGGTCCTTCGCCACCCGAAGCAGGGACGATCCCGGGCGTCCCTTGGAGAACGGATGGATGACCTCCAGGTTGAACCCGGCGTCGACCTCTCCGAGCTTCGCACCGCTGCCTCGTCCCCAGCGGCCTCTGCCCTCCTTCGCCTTCGTGACGTGATCGACGACCACGACGGCGGCGCCGGCGTCCGCCAGGGGCCTGCAGAGCTCCACCAGGAGCTTCAGCGCCTCCTTGGCCTTGTCCTCGTCGAGACCCAGCTGGTAGAGCGCGCGGGTATTGCTGTCGACGATCACGAGCGCCGGCTCGAGAGACCTCACGACGCGCAGCACGCTGTGCATCGGCAGGCCGCCCGGTCGGAAGTAGCGCAGGCGCTCGTCGACCTCCTCCGGCCGGACGCCGATCTCGCGCAGGCGCGTGGCCATCGTCCGGGGCGACCCCTCGTAGTCCAGGAACACGACCGTCCGGCCTTCTGCCATGACCTGGCGCACCGCCTCGACGGCCACCCAGCTCTTGCCGGCGCTCGGCTCTCCGTGGAGCAGCGTCACGTTCGCCGCGTAGAGGAGCGCCTTGCCGCCGGCGCAGCGCAGCAGCTCGGGCTTGATCTCGCCCCCGGGCGAACGCATGAGGCCACCGATGTCATCGGCCTCGAGCTGGCTTCGCTTCGGGTGGTCGCCTTCGAGCTCGGCCAGCCACCTGGCCTCGGCCTGCTCGTCGCCGGCGCGCGTGGCCTCGTGGAGCTCGCGCAGCGCGTGCATGCGAGACCGAGCGCGTGCGAGACGCTGGACGATCTCACCGTAGGCCCTTGCCCCAGCGCTGGACGACGTCTCCGGCTGGACCTGCAGGTGCACGAGATAGGCGGACTCGACCTCGTACTTGAGCCGTTGCAGCTCGTCGTTCACGGTCACCGCATCGACGACCTTGTCCGCCACGACCAGGTGCTCGATGGCCTCGAAGATCTGCCCGTGCTGCGGCGAGTAGAAGTCCCCGGGGCCGACGAGCTCCATCCCCGCTATCGCCGCCTCGCGGTTGAGCAGCATCGCGCCGAGCAGGGACTCCTCGGCGCCCAGATCGTGCGGTGGCGCGCCGCCCACGACGCTGAGACGCCCGCCTCCGCGGCGGGCCGCGCTCACGGCGACGACCGACATGTCGGGCTCGTGGCGCCGCCGGAAGCCGATTCAGACGGAGGTGGCGTCCAGCCAGCGTCGATGAGCGCCGGGACGAGCTCGTCGGTCACGTCGTGCTTCTGGCGAGCGTCGATCAGGTTGGATCCGACCCTTGCCGGCACGTAGTCCGTGATGGCATACCAGCGGCCCGACAGCCAGCCCCTGCGGATCAGGATCGGCTTTCGACGCCGACAGCGGTCTTCGTCGCAACAGGGCATCAAAACGGTTCCTCGTCGTCATCGCACCCATCGCCGTGACCGAGCTCGACGTCACCTCGCGCAGCAGCCAGCTCGAAACGCGTGACCGGGAACGGGCTGGCCGAGATCCCGGCGACCTTGCGGGCGATGTCCTCGGTGGTCGGCGTGATGCAGTAGACGGCGCTCGGGCTGTAGAACTGTGTCGCTACCGCCTCGGACCCGCCGTCCTCGCCCTTCGGTACGTCGAGACGCAGGAAGCTGCCACCGCCGATCGTCGCCTCGCTGACGAACCCCGCCAGGCGACGGTGTCCCATCAGCTCCAGGATCGCCCAACCCTCGAATGGTTCTTCGGCCATCTAGGAACCCCCTTCGTTCCAGGCCGAGAACGGCACGAGCGGCTCATCGGCCTTGACGTACAGCGGATGACGCGGCGCTCCCTCCTTGGTCGTACCGAGACACCAGGCGGAGCTACAGAACCCCGTGAGGGCACGAGAGACCGGCAGGCCCGGCATCCCTGCGTGCGCTCCCCATGCCGCGACGACGAGCGCCGGCTCGGGATCGAACAGAGCCATTGCCCAGGCGAGCGGGTTGTCGGGACCTTCAGGATCCGGGTGGTCGAGCAGATGCTTCGGCTTCGTCGCTCGCAGCGCGTAGAGGTTGATGACGTCGATCGACCGACAGCCCTCTCGTCGAGCGAAGCCCATGCAGCGTCGGATGGTCGGATCGTCCACTTCGGCGTCGGCCGTCGAGGGGTTGAGCATGATCCAGACCATCCGGTCTCCTTCGCCCCAGTAGCGGGAGAGTGTGTACCGGTAGACTCGATCGCCGCTCAGGACCGCGGCGCGGACGAAGAGATCGGATACCTCAAGCATGGCGGCTCGTTTCACTCTCGGCAGAAGACTCAGACGGGGTGTCGTAAGGCTCACGGGGCGTAGGTCGCTCCGCTGATTCCGGCTCGCTGACTCCGCTCTCGCCAGTGCCCACCCCGTCTGAGAACCCGGAGCCGTAGAAGGCGTCCTTGATGCGCCGCAGCCTCTCCTCGGTCACCTGTCTCGACGTGTAGACCCCGTCGATCCACCGGCGCCGCAGGAAGCTGAATCGGCCGGCCGGGAAGAGGTCCCCTCGCCTGCGCAGGCGCTCCAGCTCGTCGTCGATCATCCCCTCGATCTCGAGGAGCTTGCGGGCCTGGCGCCTCGCGGTGCCTTCCGGCGGATCGCCGGGGTCGTCCACGGCCCAGGTCTGGTCCTCGGTGTTCACTGTGCCGCCTCGAAGATGCGAGCCAGCCCTGCCAACAGATCGGCATACGAGCACTCGCCGGGCTTTTTGCCACCGATGGAGACGAGCGGGCCTTTGAGAAGTGGCCTCCACACGGGGCGCTTGCCCGACTCGTCCTTGTAGGTGAGCCGGGCGGTATTGGCGTCGTACGCCTCGCCGCGGGTGAGGTTGAACATCAGCTCGCCCGACAGCTCGATTCGCACGATGGCGTCGTTCGGGTTCAGTGCGAGGTGCAGCTCTTTCCCTCGCTCCCCGCTCGTGTCGGCGGTGTCGGCGTTCACCGCCTACCCCCCCCCTCGGCCAGCGAATCCTTGGCGTGCTCTATGAAGCGCCGTGCTTCCTCCCGACTCGTCACGGGGCCGTCGCGAACCGCCTCGATGCGGTGATCGAGCACCGCGACCTTCGCCACGAGCTCGTCGTGCTCGACTTCCAGGCGCTCGCGCTCGGACCTGACGCCGAGCAGGCGCAGGCGCGCCAGGTCTCGCTGCTCGTTCAACAGCTCGAGGGTGTCGTCGTCCGCCGACATCGTCTCCTGCTCGCTCACGAGCCAGCCCCAGGGAGCCGAGCTTCTGCCCCGGTCCGGTCTCTGTCGCGGTGGGGTCGGCTCCCTGGGGCCAGACCTGATGGAGCTGGTGGCTCGATGTTCACCTGCGCCTGGACGCGCAGCATCGACAGCCGGAACTCGCGGTCCAGCCAGCGCAGGTCGAACGGGGCGATCACACAGCTGGACTCGTCGCCCTCGTCGGGGCCGAGCAGGCGCTTGATGGTGAACCGAGTTCGCCGCCAGCGCTGGACGGCGCCATGGTCGCCCGCCTGGCGGGTGGCCTCGATCGCGCGGTCGATGCGCTCGATCTCGGTCGCGAGCACGCGCCTGCCGTACTCGACGGCCTCGGCGGTGGGGATCTCGAGCGCCACTCAGGCCGCCTTCGAGGTCCGGCACGCGTCGCAGGTTGTGCGCGGCCGATGGCCGGTGTAAGCGTCGAACTCCCTACCGCACTTCGAGCAAGCCCGAAGCCGGACTACCGGACCGTGCTTGGACTCGTAGTACGCCCGCTGCTTCTCGGCGAGGGTGGCCTTGTTGGACTCGTAGTACGCCCGCTGGTACTCGGCGAGGCTGGCCTTGCGGCATTCACCGTGAAGCTCCGGCGGGCGCCCTCGACCGTTGTACGGCGGGAGCGGTTCGCTGCAGCGGCGGCAGCATGAAGAAGAAATAACTCTGTCGCTAGAGACGATGGTGAGGTTCGGAGCTGGCGCAGGCGCGCGGCGGATCTGCCCACGAAGCGAGTGCCTGCACCGGCACACGCACGACGACGCGACGCACAGGCTGTGGGAACCGTCCCTGCACATGGCCGAGAGCCCGGCCTTCGAGTCGAGGATCGTCGTGGTCATGGCTAGGCAGCCACCGCCTCGACGATCAGGCCGTCCCCCTTGTGCACCAGGTCGATGTGGGCCTTGGCCCGCTCATGCGCTTCGTCTCGGTTGTCAGCGTCGCCGGCGGGGCCGTGCTGGGAGCAGAGCACTGACCAGCCTTCGCTGGAGCTCTGGACCGTGATGAGCGCCGTCGATGACGCCTGACGGGCGCCGTGGGCCTCGGTGAGGTGATCGGCGCGCCGGGCCTCGGCGAAGGCCATCGTGGTCGCCGGCGTGCGGCCAAGGTTGCCGCAGATGGCGCAGGTGACGGTGTAGAGAATTCGGCGCCCCTTCTTGGTCTCCTCGATCGAGACGAGGCGGCCGTCCTCCAAGTCCCGCTGTTCGTCGATCCCCTCAGCCGCGTCAGCCGCCTTCTGCTCGAGGCGGGAGAGCGGCAGCTCTATCTCGAGGCGTTCGGCGCAGGCGGAGCACAGATCGCCACCGTCGGGATCCGGGACCCAGCTGCAGCCGCCCTCGCAGGCGTTGTCCTCCGTGCACCCGCAGACCCTGCAGGCCCGCTCGGCCGTCGCCTCCTGCCTATGGGCGACCTCCTTTGCCGCCGTAGCCCGCTTGCGGGCCGGCACGAGTCGTGGCTTCGGGCCGCCGAGCTGTTCGGTCTCGAAGGCGTCGGGTTCGTACCCCGTCTCGGCCAGGAACCCGTAGAGCAGCTCGACGGGTTGGCTCCCGTGCCATGCCGCCCAGCCCATGCGGGCCCGGAAGTGTCCGGTCGACAAGGCGGCGGCCACCGCGACCCGGACCAGCCCGTCGGCCGAGGAGTCCGCGAGCTCGTGCAGCTCGGCCGCGTCGTAGTCCGGGACGCCGAGCCCGAGCATGGCACAGGCGGCCTTCCGCTCGTCGCTTCCGAGTTGGTCGACGAGCGCCCGGGCGATGAGCGGCACGGCCCGGGCGGCCGGCTGCTTCTTGGCGAGCACCGTCTTCAGGTGTTCCTCGCGCCGTGCGGAGGCGGCCTTCTTCGCCTTCTGCTCGTCGAGCTGCTTCTGCTCATGGGCGGAGCGCTGGCGGCGCGGCTGGGTCGCCACCTTCAGCTCCGAGTCGCCTCCCTTCTTGTGGCGCTCGGGCTTGGTGCAGACCTCGACGAGGGCCGGCTTGCCGGTGTAGCCCGTCGACACATAGGCGCCGTGGCATGGCTCCTTGCGGTGCTTGGCCTTGTCGATCTCCAGCTGCTCGCCGTAGAAGTACGCGCCGCCGCTGCCCTTCAGCGCGACGTAGGGCTTCTTGTAGCCGCGGGCCTCCTTCACGGACTTCCAACCCTTGGCCTTGATCTGCTCGGTGAGCTCGGCCGTGCGCCGGTCGCGTTCGATGCGCTCGAGTGCCTGCTCGGCTTCCCAGGACAGCTCATGGCGCTCGTCGCGCGTGCGCTTCTCCACCTGGTCCAGGACCTCTGGGTGGTCCTTCAGCTTGAGCAGGTCGGCGACGCTGTCGATCGGGATGCCGTCCTCGCTGGCGACGCCTACCTTGGCTGCGATCTTCGGCGGGAGCTCGAGCACGCCGAGCGACTTCGACACCGTCGCCTGGCTGACGCCGACGAGCTCTGCGATCTGCTTCTGCGTCTTCCCGGCGTCGGCGAGCTGCTTGAACCCTCGGGCCCGCTCGAGGGGCGTCAGGTCCTTGCGCTGGATGTTCTCCACCATGAACGCACCGAGGCGCCGCTCGTCGTCGAGCTCGCCGACGTCGATCGCCGGGACCTCCTCGAGCCCCGCCGCGATCGCGTGCGCAAGCCGCCGGGCCCCGGCGACGAGGATCCAGCCCTGGTCGCCGGCCCACCGAAGCAGCAGCGGCTGGAGGATCCCGTAGCTCTTGATCGACTGGACCATGTCGGCGTCGATGGCGATCTTCTGCCGAGGGTTGTCGGGGTCGTGGTCGATGTCACCGACCGCGACCTGACGGACGATCTGTTCTGTGCTCATGACGCCGCCGTCTCGGTGACCGCGAGCATCCGCTCGAGGAGGTCGATCGCAGAGGCCTTCGCTGACTCGATCTCAGGGCCAAACTTCTCTCTGATAGCAGCCTTGAACTTGGGCTTGAGCGCGTCGTAGACCGCGTTGCGTAAGCGCAGCCACCTCTCGGAGGCCTCCGCGGCCCACGCGGCCCACGCGGCCTCCGCTTCCCACGCGGCCCCCGCGGCCCCCGCGGCCCCCGCGGCCCCCGCGGCCCCCGCGGCCCACGCGGCCCCCGCGGCCCCCGCGGCCCCCGCGGCCCACGCGGCCCCCGCGGCCCACGCGGCCCCCGCGGCCCCCGCGGCCCCCGCGGCCCCCGCGGCCCCCGCGGCCCACGCGGCCCCCGCGGCCCCCGCGGCCCCCGCGGCCCCCGCGGCCCCCGCGGCCCACGCGGCCTCCGCGGCCTCCGCGGCCTCCGCGGCCCACGCGGCCCACGCGGCCCCCGCGGCCTCCGCGGGAACGCTCTTCTTGAGCTCCTCCACGAAGAGGACCTTGAACCTCGCGATCTTCTCGTTCCGGCGCGCGTAGGCGGCGTCCCGCGCGGTCGCCATGACGTTGCGGATGTGAGCCCAAGATTTCGGATCGTTCACGACGAGCAGTTGCTCGACCGTCCTCGCCTGATCGTCGAGTCCCGCGGCGCGCAGCCACAGCGGCACCCATTTGTGCACCAACCAGTCGGCCGCCATCCAACCCCGGGCGTCCTCCTGCTCCTGCGTTCCCCTCGTGCCGACCAGGCGCGCGATGTAGGGCCTGAGCTCCTGACGCCCGACGTCGTCGAGGTCGTCGTTCCACCGGCGCATGAACGCCGCGAGGATCGGGCTCGCGCAGTTCGGGCGGTCCGACCACTCCTCGCCGGCGAGGTAGGCGACGGCCTCCATGATGCACGCCCCGTCGTCAGGGCCGCTGTGGCCCCCCGATTCCAGGTGCCAGCCGAGAACGACGGGTAGGCGGTCTTCGAGAATTGTCACGCTGCGGTCTCCTCTTCTATTCGTGCCGAATGACGGTTGAGCAGACGCTCGAGGCGTTGGCGCTCGCGTTTGGTGAGAGGGCGGTGCTCGGAGAACATCGCCCGCCGGCGCAGCACGGCTAGCTCGAGCTCCTGGCGCAGGTCCCGGCAGTCGAGGGCTGCGGCCACGAAGGCAGCAGCAAGGGGCACGAGCAGGGCGGTCAGGCAGACGAGCCACAGGGGCGGCCAGAAGGTGATGCACATCACCTCGGCCAGCACGAGCAGCCCAAGAGCCAGCTGGCTGAAAAAGCGCCGGTCGCGGCAGCCCATCCGCAGCCCCTCGACCGGTGGAATGCCGTCGGGAGAGGTTCTCCTGAGACTCGGTTGGAAGCGGGCGGAGGAGGTATCTTCCACCGAACCGGTCGAGGAGCTGCGCATGGGCCGATTCACGACCGCTCCAGGAAGAGCGCCGGCAGGGCGACGACGCGGCCCGGGCGACGGGTAGTCGATGAACCCGAGAGAGCGCAGCGCGCCGAGGTTGTTGCCGTACACGCGCTCGACAGGCTCGAAGCCCCCACTCGGTCGGGGCCCCAGGCGCAGCGGTTGGTTCTTCACCCGGTCTTCTCCCGCTCGATCTCGTTCAGCCGCTTGTTCACCGCGACCGCCTCGCGCGCCGTGAGCTCCTTGGTCGTCTCCGTGCGGCCACCGGTCGCATCGCTGACCATGGCCCGGAAGTCCTCGAGATGGATCCCGAGGGCGCCCGCGCGGGCGTGTAGGTCTCGACAGAAGTCCGGAACAGCGTCCTCGGCGGGCGGCGGCTGGCCTTCGCCCTTTACCTGGGTGGGAGCGCGCTTCCCACTACGGCCGCTCTTACCTGGCGCTTGGCCCGTCGAGGGCGTCTGCTCCTCGGAGCCGTCGGAGGGCTGAGCGGAACGCACCGGTCTTGATGGGGCGCCGTGCCCCTCGGCCCGCGGTGGTCCGCTCGAGCCCTCGAACGATGCCGAGGGGAGGTTGGTATCGAGCCATGCGTTGATGCGCTCGTAGTCCTCGAGGCCGAGCTCGCCGGCCGGGCCGAACTCCTCCAAGATCGTCTGCTCGAAGGCGGCGACGCCGGCGGCGTCGAGAGCGTCGAGAAGCCGGTTGTGCGTGTCGACCCGGGCGCGTGCGAGGGCGACTCGGTCAGGGGAGGAGGCCGCTGTTTCAGAGGGTGCAGCAACAGGACCCGTCCGAGGCTCTCCCTCGGCACCATGGCGAGCTCCATCTTCCCCTGCCGCGTCCTGTGCCTCCCGCGCGCTCCGGGGACGTAAGCCGGTGCGCGGCACAGGCGGCGGGCTGTTCGACCGGCGGGGCCGCGGCGCTGGCGCCTCTACGGCCGCGATCTGGTCGGCCAATGACGATGATGCAGGCACCGTCGGCACGGGAGTGACGTTGCTGGCCGCCGGCAAGGCAACACCTGACGAGGGAGCCGGCTCACCGGCGGCCAGAGCAGGGGCGGCGATCGGCGAACCGCCGAGCGCGAGCGTATCCATGCGCGCATCGAAGTCGAGGACGACCTTCATGAACTTGAACGTCGTTACCTTCTCCGGTTCGGCCTTGGTCGGTGTCGGCCGTGTCTTGCTGTCCGGCACGAGCCGCAACTTGCCTGGCAGCACGGATCTACCGACTGCCTGAGCGATCCGGCGCGCCATGTCGAAGGAAGCGAGAAGTCCAGAGGCGCTGTAAAAGGAATGCGTTTCCAGTCGCCACATACCGATGCCCGGGATGTGAGCCAGCATGAACTGAACACGGGAAGTCAACTTGCAGTCACGCTTCTCGGGGTCGCAGAAGCAACGGCCGGCTTCATCGAGCTCGTTGTGTTCACCGTCACATCGGCGTTTGCAGCCGCCCGCGGACCACAGCTCGTAACACTGGGAGAAGGCCATATCGCTCACGAAGACCACGACGTCGATCTCCGTGGCCTCTGTGTAGAGCTCCCACTGGCCCTCAACCGGAGCGGTGTCGGTCCATTGCTTTACTTCACCTCCATAGAGCTCGGCGACGGAGTCGAGGGCTCGGCGCAGCGTGCTGGTGAATCGGAACCTCATGAGCTTGGAGGGGCGTCTCTTGCCCTTGTTTGGTCCAGACTCGATCAGTACCTGCTCGCCAAGTCGGATCCGACCTGTCTCATGGAGGGAAGCCTGCAGCTCGAGGATGCTCCGAATCGGGCTCACAGCGCGACCGCCGGGTCACGCTCGATCCGCCGGCGGAAGTCCTCGAGGAGCCGCAGGGCACGGTCGAGCTCGTCGAGGACCTCCTCGGCAAGGTCGCAGAGCTTGAGCGCGTCGTCCACGTCGAGGCCGTCGAGGCCCCTGACCTCCCAGCCGTTCCTCGCGCGGAGACGTAGACAAGTGACCTCATGGCGGAGGTCGGCGATATGCCTCATGCCGCCACCGGAACCAGGGGCTCACCAAAGACCCGCTTGGACGTTTCGATGTCCCAACGAGCCGCCTCGATCGAGTAGCAAAAGGCCTCGAAGATCTCTGGGCCACACGCGACGGGGAAGGCCCGGCACCATTCGGGCGTGATGTGGATGCAGAGACCGCCCTCCACGTTCGGCACGGGCACCGCTAGGGCGCGCTCGTCGGGACCGAGGGCGTAGTACCTCCTGCGGAACACCTCGAAGCGGCGAGGGCGCCATGCCGCTGCGAATTGGGCGTTGCGATACGCGGCCAGCTGTTCGGCGACGGTCGGGAAGGGCGTCGTGTCTTTCCCGGCACCCGTCTTCGTCTTGCGACTGACCTTGTAATCCGTGACCAACGGGACCTTCTGCAGCGCCAGAACGGCGTCGAGGGTTCCCGCGTACCCGTAGTCGGGGTGAAAGACAGTCATCTCGGCCGCCAGATATTCGGGCTGGAAATCCTGAGCCCACTTGTCGAACTGGTCGCAAAACGGCTTGAGCTCGTCGTCGCAGGGCGGCCGTTGCCCGGTGAGCGCGTACTCCTCGCACCAGGCGTGCACGGCGGACCCGAGCTCGGTCGCCGTGCGCTGGCCCTTCGGGGCCCGGAAGCGAGCACCTTTGAGCCATTCGACAGCGGCGTCCTCGCCTTGTTCCTCGATGATGGCGTGCAGAGTCTTCATCGAAGACACCGCTGCCTTGGCGGTCTCCTCGGCAGCCCAGTAGACGAGGCCCTCGTTGCCGCTCGCGGCTTTCAAGATGGTCGTGACGCTGTAGAGACGCACGTCTTCCGCGCCCGGCTTGTCGACCACCAGCTCGTCCCGAGCGATGTCGTCGCTCAT